CCAATTCTTTTTAAAATCTGTATGCAGATATCGCATACAAGTTTGGGCAATGTTACGATATCCAACAATTTTGGCAACAACCTTTACTCTTGCCATATTGCATACCTTGCAATAGTGGCGTTGAAAGATATTCCCATCATCATCGGTATCCTGACCTAAATTTTGCCATTTACCATGATTACAGTTTTTAACTATCATCTTACTTCCCCCTTAGTGGTATATGTATGCGACATTGTTTACGCTTTTATCCCAACACTTGCGACAATCGCCACAATTAACCTTGCTTGCACCATTAAAGGCATCAAGGCTTGCTTGACATATATTTTCGTGCCGACTATCCGCATTAACTGGCGTTCTTATTGCAGTGCTTGTAGGCAATCCTAGCCCCTTGCTAGGCAGTTGATCGACCATATACATTGACGGCCTAACAGTAAAGTTACTTGCAAAATCACCATGCAGGGCAAGATATTCCCGAACCATGCCATGTTCCTTGGTAGGTAGCCAAAACTTAACTTCTGGCAGGGCAATAGCTATTTCATTCATAGCTACCAACATCTCCAAACTTTGAACATCGCCACTAGTAAACCACCTAAAGTATGCTTGCGATTTATCCCGCATATGTTTATATTTCTTGCCCAATGCTTTGATAAAAGCTTCTTTCCAAACTTCAAGCCCCTTGGCTAGTTCATTAAACCTATTCGTATTTGCATCTTTGACTATGCCAAACCCATACCTACCCTTTAGAGCATAACAACCCTCACATATAGAGCCTTCAACATTCACCAACTTTGAGCCTGTCTTGCACTCCCATGCAGGGATATCCCACGATATCCAAGGCATTTTTTCGGTTTGACTAAACTTGATTTCAACTACTGGCTTAATAACTTCTAGACTTAACATCTTACTTTCCTTGTGTTAGGGTAAAACCTTCATACTATATTATTCGTTTGAACTTGAAAATTATTCAAAACTTTTCACAATTATTTTCAAATTCTTCCAACAAAGCCAATTCGCATTCATGCTTTTCGATCATTCTTTCAGTAAGCTTTTCAAGATCAAAATCTTCAATAGCCTTGTTAGTAGTTGTTAAGATATCCCAATTTGGTTCAATATTTTCATCATCGATTACAATCTCATAATCTCTCTCATTACCAAGATATTCGATAAGATCATCTTGATTTTGTTCCCACTGGCCATCGTCATTAAATTCGATCATTTTACTTTCCTTTTCGTTATAGTGTTTCATCTTCCATACTTTATTATTCGTTTTAACTTAAAATTTATTCAAAACAATTTTAAAATATTTTAAATAATACTAAGTTATACCAAATTAAAAATGTGCAGCCTCCCCCCATTCCCACTGGATACCCCCAGTAGGCAAGCTTGTTTTATATCGGCCCTTCCCGATTTTTCAGATAGTTCCCTTTAGATACTTTGTTTTCCTTTCATACTATATTATTCGTTTGAAACTTAAATTTATTCAAATAAAAATAAAAATATTTTCAAGATAACTGGTATAACAAAGTAATACCAATTTTTGCTTTGGTAGCAGTGGTAATACAAGGTAATACCTCCGCAAGCCCGCCAGTCTTGGTAAGACAGGCAGGTGTTTTTTTTCTTGGCCTATCGGCCGGGCTTTCTCTTCGAGAAATCCATCGAGGGGCTTTCGCCCCCCAACTTTATTTGTATTGTACTGGCCTGTTTATATAAGCAATGAACTGATATAAGCAGGAACAATACACTAGTAAGCCAAACAAAACCATCATGTTAACCTGTTCATTAGTCATTACTTAGCCCTCCTTGTTAGTTCCATTTTATAGACCGATATTTGGTCACGATATTTGTCTGGATTTATATTCAATAGAATGCATTCCCGACAATCTTCTATTGCATATTGCAATTCGCCTTGTGTCATACGCCTTGCTTTTTTCTCTTGCATAATGAAATCGCATACAAAGGGATTATAACTATTCATCTTACTCTCCATGTTAGGGTTACTTCTATGCTATATTATTCGTATGAAGTCTAATTTTATTCAAGAAAAATTAGAAAAAACTTTTTTTATTTACATAAAGACTACTGCATCTTCTATGTTATGAAGGCAATATCGACTTATAGACTTTTCGTTAAAATGGCATTCGTCATTGAATGTTAGCAATAAAGTATAACCATGCTTACCTCTAGTGGTAGACTCGACAAAACCTAGTCTATAACCCTCTTGATTACGATATTTGTTGATAACTATCTTTTTACCCACTATATCTTCTATAAAGGTAGTCTCACTAAAACGCCCATTTTCAATCTTAACCATTCTACAATCCTTTTCTTTTAAGCTTAGAAGTTTAACTTTGTGTTTCCTTCATACCTTATTATTCGTTTGAACTATAAATTTATTCAAACTTATTTTATTTTATTTTAAAATTATTTGTAACCATATATAAAGACAAACATATCTAATTAGACTATGGGGTATGGGCATACCTTGGCGAAGCCCACTATCTTTGATAAGACAGCAGGTTCTTTTTTTTAAAAATTAACCCCGAAGGGTTACCACATCGGTCGATTTCTTCCGTAATGATGCCAAACTCTAACCGCCCTTGCGGTAAAACCGCCCTTCCACTCCCTATGGAACCATAATGCCCCATTTTTCAAATCCAACTTACCTATAAACCAACCTTTACGGAAAATCGACACAAAACCCCGCTTGTTGTTGACTTTTAAAGTATAAATCTCATTTACAGCATCCACAATTTCGCTATTGTAAAACAACATGATTCACTTTCCTTTTTGTTGTAAGGTATAACTTTTTGTTTCCCTTATACCTTATTATCCGATTGAACTTAAGATTTATTCAAAACAATTTTAAAATAATTTAAATATATTTGGTATTACAATGTTATACAATGCGAGGCAACTTTGCCGATCTTAGCCTATAGGCATAGCTTCCCTAAGCCCGTTGGTCTTGGTAAGACAAGCAGGTGTTTTTTATTTTTGGCCTATCGGCCGGGCTTTCCATCTTACGATGTCAAGCCATTGTTAGCCTTACGGCTTGCAATTACATTGAATATTTAAACAATCGCAGGACTTAAATTCATAATCCATTAAAATTTTATCATTGAATAATAAAGTAGGTGTATAATTTTCTTCATGTGAACACTTTGTTATTTCGCCATAAACCTTATAAAATAACATATCGTCGCAAGTATTTTTAAAATTAGACTTAAGATTGTTAAAGGCATTTATTACGGCTGTTTTAGTGTTCTTATCATTAATCATTCTATTATCCCTTTATTCTATATACTATTAAGAAAATAAGCCCTAGTAACAATAACTAGGGCTTTGATTGACTAGACTAAACAGCCCCTAAGATACCATCGTCTTCACATATCATGGCAAGGCCTTTTTGATATGTGCCATGTGCCGATCCTAGTGAAATATCAAGTATACTTGCAATTTCATAGAAATCGTTACCATGGGCCCTAAGAACTAAAACATCGTGTTCTTTCCGTGTGATAATTCCAGCGTCGAAATTATCCTTTAAATGCATCTTTAAGACGGACATTGTGTCAAGGCGTTTACCTTGAATTTCTTTATTATTACCCTCCTCCTTATCCATCATTTTAGCAATGGAAGTTTTTTTGTAGTACTTATGATTAATTCTTCTAAGTCCATCAATTACCTTACGATTGAATAGATACCAGCAAAATGTTGCGAATTTTGCTCCCTTATTAGGATTATATTTTCTTATCGCAACATATAAAACATCTTGAGCAAGGTCTTGACAATCGGCCGATTGAAAACCGTATTTTCGACCGACTCCGATCATTTTTGCAGTAATGGTAACAATCTCATCATTAGATACATTTTTCATATTTTCCATAGCTAAAAATCCTTAATCCTTGTTTGTTATTTGTAGAGTCTAAAAAGTAGAATCTAAAAAACAAATAACTAACTAATATTATGTTAGTAATTGTATCGGTATAAATCAACCCCAATATCCACAAAAAAACAAAAATAAATAAATCTTCATGAATTCTACTTATTTTAAAAATAATAAAATAGTTTATAAAAATACAAATAAGATAGATTACTATTTTAGTAAAGATTGCACCATTCTTAAAAGTGAGAAAATCGATTTTAAGCGAAAATATTTAATATTTGTATATTTACTCAATAAATGTAATCGCTCAAAATAATAGCATTATAGAAGCTTTAAATGCCATGCCAAAATGGCATATTGCTACTTGCTAGGGTTGAAATATAACAAAGTTATACCAAAATAGTAATACTAGGTAATACCAGCGGGATGCCAAAATGACAGGTGTCGCATGACAGAATGGCAGGGGTTTTTTCAATTCGGATGCCAAAATGGCAGACTGCCAAAATGGCAGCCGGGCGTTGTCACTTACCAAGCCACACTTTCCCCAATGTACTACCAAAGCCATACTTGTTCGCCCCCTAAATGCTTAATCTCACTTGCAATGCGATTGAAACAATAGTATCATACATAAGATGTACTAATACAATTTTCGCAGAAAATGGTGATGCCATGAACAAAGATGAACCAATTGAAGTAGAGACAAGAATTAAGGTGATAGCAGGGTGTGTATTACCAGAACCAGAACTGTTAGCCCCAACACCCCCCATTGAACAGGCGTTAGCAAGTATCGAAGAGAACATCATAAAAGATGAATGATTATCCGCATGGATTAAAGGAAGAAGAAGTTATAGCAGCTTTAAAGAAAGCGATCAACCTTCTTGCCCCAACATTTACCTTCGGATATTACGATGTGGAAGACATTAGGCAGGAAGCTTACATATTTGGACTTGAATCTTTATCTCGCTATGACCCATCTCGCCCCTTAGAAAACTTTCTTTATTCCCATATTAAAAACAGACTTATAAATTTCAAGAGAGACAAGTATCATAGAACAGATCCCCCATGTAAACCATGTCATGACTCGAACAAATGTTCAGATGGCAATTACTGCGAAAAGTATAAGGCATGGAAAAAAAGGAATTCGTCTAAGCAAAATTTAATGCGACCCTTAGATATACAAACAATCTCAGACGATACAGAAAAGAACGCACACGGAAAACAATCTGTTGTAGATGAGGCGAACATATCTGAGTGTTCTAATCTAATAGACTTGCACCTTCCTGTTGAACTTCGTTCAATATATCTTAGAATTAAAGCTGGTGAGTCTGTTCCCAAAATAAAAAAACAAAGAGTTGAACAAGCAATTAAGGAGATCCTCAATGGCAGGAAAGAAGCTGAATAAAACTGATCGTGATTATATAACTAAGCACCATGAAACTTTATCGTTAGAAGATATGAGCACGCTCTTGCTCAAGCCTGTGGTACTAATTGAAGAGTTTGTACAGACACTCAATGATGAAAATCATAAAAATTTAAGAAGTAGTAAAGCTTGGAAGCAGCTTAAGCAGGAAATGGATGAAGAAGAGTTGGAATATTTTGAAGAGCAGTATGTAAAGTACATGGCCCAGTTCAGAGAAGATGTTCTCGTAACTGAGGAAACACAAATATTTTTGGTTATCAAGTTTGAGATAATGATGCATAGGAATGCTAAAAGCAAAAGAAACTCTGGCAAAGAGATAGCGAAGCTGATTAGAATGCAGGAAGAATATATGAGAAGATTTCCTGATATGCAAGGCATGTCCGAATCTGATCGTGAATATGTGCTCGGCTTAGAGACACAGATACAAGCAGCTAAATCTTCTGAACAGGCTAGGTCTACAGAATTTATTAAACTTGAAGAAAAACATCAGGGATTGCTCAAGGACTTAAAGGCAACTAGAGATCAGCGTATTACTCGTATCGAGTCATCTAAAGAGACATACTTGGCAATCATTAAAAAACTTCAGAATGAGGAAGAGCGTGACTTAGTGGGAGGTACTATGGAAACCATGAAGCTTGCCACTAAAAAAGAAGAGAAGAAGTTAACTAGCGTTCATACATTTGATGATGGTAGTCAAGACCTACCAGTTTTAATTCCAAAGGATAAAGACGATGAATAAGTTGGCACTAGTGTTTGGGGCGACAGGACAAGATGGTTCGTATCTCTGCGAAAGCCTTTTGGCAAAAAAGTACAATGTCTTAGCGGTAGCAAGACGGTCGTCAATAGATAATGGAGCAAGGCTTAATGGTTGTTCAGATCACAAAAACTTCACTCTCTTAAGAGGCGATGTCTGCGATCAATCATTTGTCTTCTCCACTATCTATAAATATACCCCTACGGAAATCTACAATCTGGCAGCACAGAGTCATGTGGGCGATTCGTTTACGCAACCGCATCACACGCTCGATGTGGATTTGAAGGGAACGCTTAATGTCTTGGAAGGGATTTTGAATTTTTCAAAATCTTCAAGACTATATCAAGCATCAACAAGTGAAATGTATGGTTCATGTTTTTCTTATTATATTCCTATTGGTGGAATTAGAAAAGAATCTAAAACTGCTATTAGCAGAGAAGATTTTATTAATAAAGATTGTTTTCAAGATGAAGACACTTTAATGGTTCCAAACTCTCCATATGGTGTGGCAAAGCTGGCATCCCATAATTTGGTTAAAATTTATAGGGAGTCTTATGGCTTGTACGCCTGTTCGGGCATTCTCTTCAATCACGAATCGCCTAGAAGGGGAGAGTTGTTTGTAACTAGGAAGATAACCTCTTGGATAGGCAAGTATGTTAATAAACTAACTAAAGATAAATTACAACTTGGTAATATAGATTCTCTGCGTGATTGGGGTCATGCAAAGGATTATGTTGAAGCAATGCGTTTAATGCTTCAGTTAGACAACCCACAAGACTTTGTTATAGCTACTGGATCTACCTATTCTGTAGAAGATTTTTTAAACAAATCATTTGAAGCTGCTGGACTTGGCGATTGGGAAAAATATGTCACATTAAACAAGTCACTGAAAAGACCATTTGAGGTTGATGCTCTTCGTGGTGTATCAACAAAGGCAAGGGAAGTTCTTAAATGGAAACCACACTATAATTTTGATCTCCTTGTAAAAGAGATGGTCGAAAGCGATATCAATGGACATAAAGTATAAAGTAATCAGAGATACGAGAGAGCAAAACGGCTGGACTTTTATGCCAGCAAAAGCTTGTGAAGGAACTGTATCTGGAACACTAAAGACTGGTGATTATTCCATAGAGGGATATCAAGACATACTGACAATAGAAAGAAAAGGTTCTATTGCAGAACTGGCAACAAATTTAGTTGAAGATAGATTTGAAAGAGAACTAGAAAGAATGCAGTCGTTTAAATATGCATTTATGATTTTAGAATTCTCTATGGATGACTTAATCAAATACCCAAAAGGAACTGGCATACCATCCTACAAGATGAAGAGCGTAAAGCTTAATCCATTTTTCCTATTGAAAAGATTGATAGAAATAGAATTAAAGTATAAGGTTAAAATAATCTTTTGTGAAAATCATGGGCAAACAGTTGCCTCTTCCATATTCAAACGAGTAATTGAAAATGAAGGACCAAGAGAAGTTAAAGAGGATAATAGACCGAGCTTGGATGCTTTCTGAGCAGGAAATGCTTGCGGTAAATCCTCTTACAGATATTAATGATATTCAACGAATAGTTGATGTTCCATTAAATACGATCCATCCTCTTAAAAACATTTCTAAAGCAGACATGGAAAGAATGGATATATATCTGCTAAAGATAATGAGAAATCCAGACTACTTTCCTTTTACATGCAAGCTTCTGTTTGGAATAGATATATTTCCTTTTCAACACATCATTTTAAAAGAGCTTTGGAAAAGACCATTCCCAATGATCATCGCTGGTCGTGGTGCAGGGAAAAGTTATATCCTTGCGTTATATTCTATGCTTAGACTTTTATTTACCCAAGGATGCAAGATTGCAATCATAGGTAAAGTATTTAGACAGAGTAAAGTTATATTTGAATACATGGAAGGTCTATGGGCAAATGGGGTTATCTATAGAGACATATGCGGTGTTGGCAAAGGTAGAAATAATAGAGATCAAGGCCCAAGACGAGACATAGATAGATGCGAAATGATTGTTGGGGAAAGTGTTGCTATGGCATTGCCATTGGGAACAGGTGAAAAGATTAGAGGTCAAAGAGCTAACTATACAGTTTGTGACGAGTTCGCTTCTATTAGAGAAGACATTTATCAAAATGTGGTAAGGGGTTTCTCTAGCGTATCTTCTAACCCAAGTGAAAAAGTTCATAGGCAAGCAAAAATAAGATTGATGAAACAGCTTGGGGTTTGGACTGATGAAGATGAAGCACAGGAAAGCAAGATACTTAGAAGCAATCAAAACATAGTTTCTGGTACAGCATACTACTCGTTTAATCATTTTTATAAAACATGGTTTAACTATAAAAGAATTATTGAAAGTAATGGAGACAAAAATTTATTAGAACAGATATTTCAAGGGCCAGTTCCAGATGGCTTTGATTGGAGAGATTATTCAATCATAAGACTTCCTGTGGAAATATTACCGCCAGGTTTTATGGATGCGAAGCAAATAACTTCTGCAAGAATAAATAGCACTAAGGCGAATTATCTAATTGAATATGGTGCTACATTTGCAACTGATTCAGATGGTTTTTTTAAGAGAAGCTTAATTGAATCTTGCGTTTCTGGAAATCCAAGTTCGCCAATTGTTTTACCTAGTGGGGAAGTTTTATTTCATGCTTCTCTTCTTGGCGATTCATCTGTGCAGCATGTTATGGCTATTGATCCAGCATCTGAAAGAGATAATTTTGCAGTAATAATCTTAGCACTTTATCCAGATCATAGACGAATAGTATATTGCTGGACTACAACTAGATCTTCGTTTAAAGAAAAAATGAAAAGTGGAATTGTAAATGAAAAAGACTTTTACAGTTATTGCTGTAGAAAAATAAGAAATTTAGCAAAGATGTTTCCCAATATGGTTCGCATAGCTTTGGATAGTCAAGGTGGAGGTATTGCTATTGAGGAAGGACTTCAAGATACGAATAGATTGCAGGATTCAGAAAAAGCAATCTATAAAGTAATTGATCCACTTAAAAGAAAAGACTCAGACGATAAAAGTGGTGAACATATTTTATCGATGATAAATTTTGCTGATCCAAACTGGGTAGTAGAAGCAAATCATGGATTAAGAAAAGATTTAGAAGACAAGACTTTGCTATTTCCATACTTTGACCCAATCTCATTGACTCTTGCACAAGAAGAAGATATGGCAACAGGAAGGGTTAATATGTATGACACCCTAGAAGATTGTGTGATGGATATAGAAGAACTAAAAGATGAGCTTTCTAGTATTGTTCATGTTCATACTCCATCGGGCAGAGATAGATGGGATACTCCAGAAAGTAGAGATCCAGATGGTAAAAAGAGCAGAACAAGAAAAGATAGGTATTCTGCATTGCTTATGGCAAATATGGTAGCTAGAGCATTTCAAAGAATTGAAGTTCAAGATGAATATACTCATACTGGTGGGTTTGCTAGGCATGTCGCATCTCAAAATGCAGAGGATAAGGAAATGTATATTGGGCCAGAATGGTTCAAAAAAGCTACCAATCATGGTTCTGGTTATGGTATAGTTGTTCCCACAAGGTGTAATAACACTATAGAGTAATCCGATTGCAATCAGATTAGGGAAAATACAATGTCAAATGATAAAGCAATGTTTGTAACTTGGGATGAAAATGATCCAGAATCAAAACAAAAAGCATTCGCAAAAGCCAGTCATGCAGACTCATTAAGTAGATCTGTTGCTGGTAATTCTTTTCAAAATGTTGCCACTAATCATGTTTCAGTTAGGGAATCTTTTGATCGAAGAGACTACGATTTCTTTAGACCAGGCGAACAAATCCCCTTATTTGATAAAGATATCATGCTTGCTTGTATGCAAGCCTATGAACGGATTGGCATTGTGCGTAATGTAATAGATATGATGGCAGAATTTGCTTGTCAGGGAATAGAGCTTGTTCATCCAAATGAAAAAATTCAAGATTTTTATAGAGAATGGTTTAAAAAAGTAAATGGAGTAGAAAGAACTGAGCGTATTTTAAATATGCTTTATCGTGCAGGGAATGTCATTATAAAACGATCTACTGCAAAATTAAAAAACTCAGATGTTGAAAATTTACAGAAGGGTTCGGCAGCAGATTTAGTTATTGAAAAACCAGTAAGTGTAGCCAAGAATGAAATTCCTTGGTCATACACAATTTATAATCCTTGTACAATTGAAGTGTATGGAGAAGAGTTAGCACCATTTCTTGGGCCAAATGCATTTAGATATGGCGTTAGAATTCCAGAAATAATTGCCAAAAAATTAAAGAATCCAAAAGAAGAAATAGAAAAAGAAATGTTGTCTGGAGTACCTACATCAAACTTCACCCCAAGTATTGCTGGTGGTAAATCAATTCCATTACCAGCAGATAAAACTGTTGCTATTTACTACAAGCGAGATGATTGGCAAGTTTGGGCAAAGCCAATGATCTATTGCATCTTAGAAGATTTGTTGATGCTTAAGAAAATGAAGCTTGCTGATCTTGCAGCATTAGATGGTGCAGTTAGCCATATTCGACTTTGGAAATTAGGATCTTTAGAACATAGAATATTGCCAACAGAAAATGCAATCGGTAGGCTTGCAGATATGCTTTTAAACAATGTTGGTGGTGGATCTATCGATCTTATATGGGGTCCAGAATTAGACTTTAAAGAAACATCTACTGATGTAGCTAAATTTTTAGGTGAAGAAAAGTATAAGCCAATTTTAAATGCAATTTTTGCAGGATTGGGTATACCACCATCTTTAACTGGTTTGCCTACTGGTCAAGGCTTTTCAAATAATTACATTAGTCTTAGAACATTAATTGAAAGACTAGATTATGGCAGACAATTACTAGCTAGATTTTGGGAAACTGAAATAAAAGTAGTTCAGAAGGCAATGGGATTTAAGTTCCCTGCTCAAGTTGTTTTTGATCATCAAACACTACAAGACGAAGCAGCAGAGAAGAGATTGCTTATCGACTTAATTGATAGAGATATTATTAGTGAAGAAGCAATTCAAGAAAGATTTAATTTTGTTCCAGAAATTGAAACTGTTAGAAGAAAAAGAGAGTTTAAGAAAAGGGAAAATGATCAAATGCCTAAGAAGGCTGGCCCTTGGCACAACCCACAAAGACTAGAAGAAATCAAAAAACTTTGGGCACAAATGGGTGTGCTTACTCCAAAAGACTTTGGGGTTGAAGCCTCTCAAGAAACAGCACCACCAAAAGTTCCTCCAATGGGCCAAAATCCAAATCAATCTCAAGACAAGCCTATTGGCATTGAAGGGCAAGGAAGACCAGTTGGAGTCAACGATAAAGAAGTAAGGAAGAAAAAAGAAGTAAAACCAAGAACTGCTGCTGAATTAGTAGAGATAATGTCTTGGGCAGAAGCTGCTCAAAAATCTATATCTGATTTAGTTAATCCAGCTTTTTTACATTCTTCAAAAAAGAAGTCTATAAGAGAACTATCTTCTGAAGATTTTAATTCTTTAGAAAAAACAAAGTTCCATATACTTTGCAATTTAAGCTATTTGGAAAAGGTAGAGAAGCAAACCATAGCAAAAATTATTAATACAGACATGAAAATTCATGATGATATAAATAAGGTTCTGTCTATAGCTACTAAGAATTATATTTCTAAAGAAGGCATTCAACCAAATACAGAAACAAGAAGAAAAATTGAAGCGTCATCTGTTGCAATTTACTTTATAGGCAAACAAGATGAAACCAATAATTCTGATTACCCTATATCGTAGATACCATGAATTTTGTAGTAGTATTGAAAATATAGAAAGATATAAAAAATTTTTCAAGGCTAAGCCAGATATATATGTAATATGGTCTTCTCCAGAACATGGAAAGTTTTGGTTATTTGAAGACTTAATTAAAAAAGACATTGTTCAAAAGCTAATTACAAGAAAAGGTTTTCCAAACGAAAATGGAAAACAGCCAACATCTTTTTTTGAATCTCACAATATAAGACTAGGATTAGAAACTGTATTTAGAGATCATCCAGACTCGTACTGCATAGTTCAAGCAGCAGATGTAAAAATAACAGAATACGGCTTTAATGTTATAGAAAATGAAATGATTTCTGGTGCTAGTGCTGTAACTTTCATTTGGAATAATAGATTTACAACAGATGCTTGGGCAACAAATTGCTTTGCGGTTTCATCCGCTAGAAAATTTTGGCCTCCATTTGTTGAACATGATACAGTTGATGTTTTAGAAAGATATTGGTATAAAGAATTTGCTAAAAATAGTAAGAAAGATTACATTACAGTACTAGGTAATCAATCTAATTTTATATTTACGCATGAACATAAAAGTGAAAAATTACCAAAATTTCTAGATAAATTTGTTAGAGAAAAAGAAAGCTTGGGATTGTTTATAAAAGGGCAAAAATCTTTAATTAAAAGAATATATGATTTTTGGGTGTATTTATTAGGGAGATAGTATGCCAAAGATAAAAATAATATATGACACAGAAACTTCTGATGTAGAAGTATACATGGGCAAAAAGAAGGTTGATGATATTTACGCAGTTTTTTTGCATCAAGACATTGAAAATTCATATAAGTTTACATTGCAATTATTTAGTGTAGACGATGGCATACTTAAATTTAAGAACGCAGATGTTGAAAAAGAAATAGATAATGTTTTGTTTTTAAGCAAAATAACAAACTATTTTAATTTAGGAGAAAATAAATGAAAGAATTTGCAATTTTTAAGTCAGAAATACAAGATGGACTTAAAGAAAAAATTATTTCTAGCATGTCTATTTCTTCTACATGTGAATTAGAAATTTGCGATCCTTTCCTATTAAACAAGCCACTTAGAGCAGTAGCAGAAAACAAAAACCAGATGGATCTTCATTATTTGAAGTCTATCTTAGTTACTACTGGCTGGAATAAAAATGATGATGTGTTTGATAAAGCAGAAGTTTGGACTGCAAGAAATACCCCATCTGATAAGCCATTTAATTATGAGCATGATCAAAAGCAAATAATCGGACATATTACTGGATCTAAAGTAATTGATGAAGATGGCAATGATGTGGCAGAAGGAGTTAGTGTTGATGAATTGCCTAAAAAGTTTCACATCTTGACCTCTGCTGTACTTTATAAATTTTGGGAAGATCCAAAAAAACAAGAAGAGATGAACGATATAATCTCTGGCATAGCAAACAACAAATGGTTTGTTTCTATGGAAGCATTATTTAATAATTTTGACTACGCTATGGATGATGGTGTTGCTGCCAAAGTAATTGCTAGAAATGAAAAGACTGCTTTTTTAACTAAACATTTACGAGCATATGGCGGTAATGGTGTCTTTAATAATGTCAAAATAGGAAGAGTTTTAAAGAACATCGTCTTCTCTGGAAAGGGGCTTGTCCGCAAGCCAGCCAATCCAGAAAGTATTATTTTTGATGAAACGGAAGCTTTTATTACAAGTTCGGTGTACCAATTAGATGAGACTACAAAGTCAAAGGAGATCATTATGAGCATTGAAGAAGTTAAAGAAGAAAAAATTGTTGCTGAATTTCCACCGGAAGTTCCAGAAGAAAAGAAGGAAGAGACTTCTGAAGATCCAGCAATTAAAGAAGAGGACAAAGAAGAAGTAGAAGCAAACAAATGGTGGGAAGATAAGAAAAAGAAAATGGAAGAAGAAGCTTCTATGCATGAAGAAGATAAAAAGAAAATGATGGCTGAATCTGAAGCCATGAAAAAACAATTGAACATGGTTGTTAACGAACTTAACAGCATGAAGAAAGAAAAAAGCATGAGTGATCGTGCAAGCTTGGTAATCGAAAAGTTTGGCATGAATAAAGATGAGGCTACTTTGGTAGTTTCTGCATTAAGTACTCTTAATGATGAATCTTTTGCCACCGCTGTTAATGTACAGTCTGATTACTTTAATAAAAAAATGTCTGAATACAAATCTGGAAAAACTGTTAATGAAGAAGCACCAGCTAAAGATCCAGAAGAAGACAAAAAGAAAACTCCAAGTGAAAATGTAGAAATTAGTGAAGATCCAGCAGATGTTAAAGCATCTGCATCTATCTTGGACACTGCTGAAGTTAAATCAGATGCTGCTCTTGCAACTTCAGAAAGTTCTAATGGTGTTAAGCAAGTAGCATCGCAAATTGCGTCTTATTTTGGTTTAGAAACATCGGCCACAGAGTAATAAAAGGAGAGACTAATGGCTCTTAAATCTGACCGTAATGTACTTGAAACTGACATTTCTTTGGTTTGCAACGATGTTGTAAGCAAGGGTCTTGTTCTTGTTTATGGTACTCAAGCTTCTGGTGTTGGTAACGAAACTCCAGGAATTGCATCTTTAGTTGTAAATCCATCTGGATATAAAGTTGCTGGTTTGACTTTGGCAAGCTTTGTAAGCATTGACCAAACTCGTCAGCATCGAAATTTCCACAAAGATGAGCAAGTAGTTGGCGAAAAAGCCCCACTGCTTCGCAAAGGTTATGTTGTAACTGATGCGGTAGCTGGTACTCCAGCACCAGGTGCTCCAGCATATCTTGTTGGAACTGGTGTTCTATCAACTGTAATTTCTCCTGTTGGTGTAGTTGCTACTCCACTAGTAGGGGCTTTTGCTACTGCAAAAGACGAAAGTGGTTTCGCAAAAGTGTATATTGACCTTCCTGCATAACTTTTAAAAAAGGAGAGATAGTTCCATGAAGACACCAACTCCAGAAATGGTAGACTTGTTGAAAAAGTCAGGCAGCAACAATTATGAAGTTGCTTGTGCTGCACAAGTTGAATTGGCCAAAGCTTTAACCCTCCCTCTTCGTCAGGGTATTGTTAACGGAGATATCGTTAGCAATATTTTTGAAACTGTAAATTTTGCTCCTGGTACTTCGGTAGAATTTCCTTTGGATTTTCTTGCTCCTGGTACTGAGAAAGATTTCGTTGCTTATACGATTCCTGCACAGGGTAAAATTCCTGAGCGAAGCGTAGAAGGCGACTATGTAATGGTTCCTACCTATGAAGTTGGTGCTTCCATCGACTTCTCCCTGCGTTATGCTAGGGATGCAAGGTGGGATATCATTGGTCGAGCAATGCAAGTTCTTGAAGCATCTTTTGTTCGTAAAATGAACAG